ACCAAATAATCTATTTCGTTTTTTTCTACGTTAGTCGAATTTTCGCTATTGTGTTTGTAAACTCCTTTGTTTGCAATTGTATATGCTGCAAATGGTAAAAATTGAGACATTGCAAAGTGAATTAACATCGGTTTAATGTACGTAACTAATAAATTATTATAATCTGTTGGTATCGTATAAAGTGAATCTATTGTAATTTCCGCGTCGTCATTACCGCCGTCAATTATTACAGTGTCTCCTATCTTATAGCCCGTTCCTGCAACGTCAATATCTGCAACTGTAACCAATCCTCCAACGGCTGTAATATCTAACGTTAAACCCGCTCCGGTGCTTACTGACGCCGTTGTCGTGTTTGCTGTACTTGTTGCATAACTCGTTCCCGCGTTACTAATTGAAATTGCGGTTGGTATTCCTGAATAAGCTAAAATAATTTCAGCTTGTAATTTTTGAAGTAATTGCGTTCCTAAAACTCGTTGTATATCAATATCCTGTGCGATCTTTACCCACTGAATAAAATTATCAGTATCTACGTTACCGTTTAACGCTGTAAATTTAACAACGTCGTTTCGTGTTATTAATAATGCTTCAGCCATTTATTCTTGGTTTTCTTTTAACATTTTTCCACCTGTATTTGGGTTGTTTGGGCTAAATCCTTTTAACGGTAATTGATTTGGGTAAAACGAAACTTGATAAGGGTTTGTAACTTTGTAACCTTTTATTTCAGCCGCTCGCGTTCCTATTTCCGCATATCCTTTTTCAATTTCATTTAAATTCAGCATAAAAGTTACCCGGCTCCATTTGTGGTGGCACCTTGCACCGCCTTTGAATTTAAAAATATCGTAGGTATTTGCTCCAAATTCACCCCAACCAGGATTAACCGCGCGTTTACTCATTGCGTCAATATCTTCTTTTCTGAATAAACGATCTTCTTTTAGCATCATTGCTTGGCAAAAATCTCTTTCGGGGTTTTTATTTCCCGTGTATTTATACCGTACTTTAAAATATTTTAAGTCACTTACTTTTTTATCCTGTACGCTCTTTAATTTCGGTTGTGGGCTTCCTGTTTGCACCAAGTTAATAAACCTGCTTAAAAGCGTTGTTTTTGGTTCTAAATCGCTTTCGGCTTTGATTAGTTGCAGGTCTAAATCTTCGTCGTTTTCTGAATCTTCGCGTTCATCGACTAAAATCCAATTTTCGTTTAATTGGTTTGCATCTACTTCAGCTAAAATTTCCTCTAAATCAGTATTTATTTTACTTAGTTCCGTTCCTGTTTCTTCGATTACTTGTTCTTCCGTTAACGCGTTTTCTAAATCTACAAATTCCAACGGTTGTAATGTTCTGAAAAATAACTTTAATGCAATTCCATTAAACGCTAAAACTTTATCAAAGCATTCAATTATTTCTTCTTGAAATGGTCGTATTACCATATTGTCAAAAAGTATTGTTGAATTTTTTAATTCATCAGCATTCGAACTAAATCCACTCGAAGTTGCAATTCCAAATAAAAGAGGGCTTGTTACATTGTGTCCTAACATTATTTTGCGTAAACATTCTTCGCTTAAATAACTGTAATGATCCGGCGCGTCGTTTAATGGAATAGCGTCAACCGTTGTTTTGCTTTCTGAATTTTGATGAAATCCAATTACTACTTTTGAACCTTTACTACCCGTTAAATTTGTTTTAACTTTACTTGCAATAATTTCTTGTTGCTCTTCGCTTGGAATACCATTATTAAATCCAACCACCATTGTCGGCGAAAAACCGTTTTGAACTTCGTTAATTAAATAATCAGCGACCTCTTCTTCTAATAAAGCGTATGGAATCGAACCTTGGTAATCAGGGTAACTGTAATATTTCATTCCAACCGAATAAGGTCTACAAAATAATATTTCTATTTTTTCATTTGAAAAACCAAAAGCCGGAATTCTTTTTGGCGTATATTTTTTTAAGTCTAACCAATTATCGGAATAATAATAAGCTTCAATTTCTCCCTCTTTATTGCATTTTTCAGCACGTAATAAATTAACCGGTATATGGTAAACTTTTAAAATCTTTTTATGATCCGCCGAATAATGTACTTGAATTGCAAATTGTCCTAACATTTTACGATCTAAAACAATTTTTCGAACACAATCACTATTAAATAAAGCCATCATTTGAGCGTACTCATTTGGCTTTTTGCTTGCATCTAACGCACTTAATCCACGACCGTAAACTAATCTACTTATATTGTTTATAATCGCGTTATTCGTCGTTGAATTCGTGTAACGGTCTATTAAAAAATTGAAATAATTATTGTCTTCTCCAAATTCTACCCAATTTTCCCGCTTCGATTCCTGAATTACGGGCGTCGTGTACGAACTTAAATTTAAAACGTGTATATTATTCATAAACTATAAATTCATTTGTTGTACTGTTTGAAACATACTGACCGTTATTTACGGAAAAGGTAACTAAACTTTGATCAGTACAAAATATTTTATCTTTGTAAACTGTTTGGTCTCCGTTTTTAATTGTTAAAATATAAAAACGATTTTCAACTAAATTAAATTCCGATTGAAACGTACTGTAATAATCCCCCTCTGTAAAAGTGTACGTATCAATTACTACCGTTTTGTTTGTTAATTCATCTGTAATTTGAACTAAATCAAAAGTTGAACTTCTTGGAATTAAGTTAAATGTTTGTGGCGTTAATTCAGTTGTTAAAACAATCATATTAATATAACGGTAAAATGTATTTTTTGATCCAAATAAAAAACCCCCACTGTAAAGCGAGGGTAATTTATAAAGTAATATTTAATTACTAAGTAACTATTAAAGCATCGTTTGTACCGTCGTTAAATACTGCTTGTAATTCAGCTTCGGTTGTACATTCTAAGAAATTAGCCGGTATTTTTTCCATACCTGTAAAAGTTAAATTGTAACCGTTAAAATCACCCATCGCAGTACCACTTGAAACAGTACCCGCAGTAACGTCACAACCTTGGTCTAACCCCGCTAAAAAGTATTGATGGTCTCTTGTTTCAACTACAATTCTCGGACGTCCGTAAGCTAACATTTTAACGTTTTTATGCGTTACGGCGTCTTGTTTCTTTAATTGTATTGTTAATACTTGTTCAAAGAAAGTAGTTCCGTTATCGCGCGACGTTTGGATAGTTTGTTCAAATCCGTTAGCACCTTTCAATTCAAATTTATATAAACTTAATTGTGCATCTGGTACCCAATTTTCAATAACGTCTGTATTTACGGCATCGTATGTTGGGTTTGACGAAGTAGGCATTGGTAAATCGCCGTAATTAATAAAATAAATATTTAATAACCCTGAGATCGCGTCTTTGCACGCTTCCAGTCTTCCATCTGCTATATCGCAACTCATAATATTATTTTTTTAAAAATTAAATTCCGTAAGAAACAACATCCGAAGCAAATCCGTATTTAACATCTGCAGTAAATCTCATTATTACTCTAACGTTCTGAGATCCGTCATTTTCTGCCATATCAATTACACGAACTTCATTCATGTCATTCATTAAACCAGTCGCAAAAAACAAATTTGAAGTTTGAGCCAATAATGCAGTGTTTGAAGCTAATCCGTTAGCTAAAAATATTTTAACACCGTCAAAATACAAATCATTCAATACTTGGTTTGTTCCTTTGTTGTCGTAACCGTTTGCACCAACACCGGCTGCAGCAAAACCGCCCAATGCGCGTACATAAGATCTATAAATGTTATTGGAAACATACAAAGTTAAATCTTCTTTACCGTACAAAGCCGCTGGTAAAGCATCAATCATTAAACCTAATTCTGTAATAACGTTTGCAGCCGTTACAGTAGTACCTGCAATTTTTTGACCTGCTGGTAAAGCTGCATCAACGTCTAATTGAGTCATTATACCTGCAAATTGTCCCGCAGTTGAATTAACACCTGACCAAATCGAAGTTTCCATACCTGCAGCAACTTTTTCAGCAGCGTGCGCAATTAAGAAATCTGCAAATGATTTTGGCAATACGTCGAATGCTGAATACCCCATTTGAATAGCATCCCAATCAGATCTAAAGTCGGTTTTACAAAGTTGTAAATTTACTTGAAAAGATTCCGGTTGAAGAATTTTTTCAGTTAGTGTAACTGTACTTGTTGGATCAAAATCACAAGTTGCGTTACGAATAATATCGTCTGTAGATACACGCTTAATTACCTGCTTAAATTTCACATTAGGCATAATAGTAATACCGCCTTTTTCTAAAGTTGGTGCGCTTAACAAAGCCGCAGCGATGTATTTCCCTGCTGACTCACCAGCATACGTCGTTGTAATTGACGTTGTTGTACTTAAATTAATGTTTTTCATTATATATATTTTTTAAAATTAAACTACTGTTAATGTAATTGCGGCTGCTGTTGTTCCTTTTCCAAAAACATACCAATTAACGCCGTCACAATTTAATTGGACATAATCACCGATTGTATCAGCACTTGCCGAAAATGTAATCGTATTTTCATCTGCTCCCGGTACGTTAACTGAATTTACAATTACTCCACCTTGGATTACGTTTGTTGCTGCTTTAATTGTCCACGCTGTAGTTGCGAATAACGCTTGTACTGTAAAACGGAAATTTAAACCCGCTGAAGTTGCTACTGCTGGCAAAGTAATTTGTGCGCCTGCTGCTGCATTCAAAGAAAAATGTTTTCCTGAATCCGCCGCAGTTAATGTAGTTGCTGAACTTATTACTGAAGTTTGAACTAATTGACGTAATTCGTCATTTGAAATTGATACTAAAGTTGTACTCATTTTTTTTTATTTTAAAATTATTATTTACTTAATTTGTCTAAAACTGAATCCATAATTGTACGCGGTTTTTTACTTGCTAACCTTGTAATTTCTATCGGGTTGTCATTTTCAGGATTAAAAGAAATTGGTTTTACTTCGCTTAATTCTGTTTCCGTAACCTCGTTTATTTTTGCTAATTCCGCTTTTAACATTTCGTTTTCAGTTTTTAAAGCTTCGATTTCTGCAAAGAAAGTTTCTTTTACTACGCTTTCGATAGTTTTCTTTGGCGCCGCTTTTGCGGTTTCCATTTCCTCTTTCTTTTCCGTTTCAACTTCAACTTCCTCTTCAACTTCCGGAGCTTCCTCTTCCGTTTCCATTTCTTTCATTTCGGAAATAATACCTTCATTTTCTACTACTAAAATACGACCGTCTTCCATTTCGTATTCTCCAACGGGTACCGGTATTTTTTGATCGTCTTCCGTTACTATTACAATTTCCATTTCGGATTCGAATGCATCAGCTTCTAAAACTGTTACTCCATCCGCTAACATCATTTGTTCCAACTTTACTTCCATTCCAAGTAAAGTTTTGATTTGGTTTATTAGGCTATTTTTCATAATTAATTTACTAAAGATGGTATTTGATCTAAAATTTTCTTCAATTGATCTGCTTTTGTTTTTCTTGTTTTTAAAATATCTCCAATTACTTTTTCGTTTGCTAACATTTTTGCCGGCATTTCAACTCCTAAAGCTTTGGTTTTTTCTTTTAAACTGTTAATCCCTTCCATTGCTCTTTGTGCCGTTCCTAATTCAGCGCGTAAAACATCAAACAATGCAATTAACGGCGTGCTTGCTTTGTTCCATGACTTTTGGCGTATATCTTTATACGCTACTGAAGCATCAACCGCTTTTTTAATGTCATCAGCTAATGCCAAATCTACTTCGTGCGTTTCTAATTGCGTTTCGTCGTTACTAAACAACTTTTCGTAAATCGTTTTTCGTGTATTCATATTACTTTATTTAACTTATTAACTTTAGCGTTTTTGTTTTGTTCCCTTTTTAGCCGTTTTGACGCACTGTAACACGCACTCCGTTAGTTTCTGTTACTGTAACATTTTGTGGCGGTATGCTTGCCGTTTGCCCTATTCCTTGCGCTTGTAAACTACCGTCGCAACATTTTGAACTATACTTACCGTTTGGACATAAACACCCACGCTTTCCCCCAACCGGACTTGATTTACTTTGTGTTCTCATAATTTACAATTATTTCTTTTAATTTTTCTATTAAAATTTCATCTTCGCTTTCTTGTAAACTCATTTCGTATTTGTCAACAAAATAACCTTCAATGCTGAATCCTTTTACTTCACCAGCTTTTACCTTGTTCCAAATTTCATCGTTGTTTACTTTCATCGAAATCATCCACGTACCCTTTGGTAAATTAAAACCGTATAAATTTGATTTGTCTTTTTTTTCGTCTTCAATAATCCAGCTTTCAATTACTGACATACCCTCGAGCATTTTCTTTTCATGTTCGATTGTAGCGTTGTTTTGGTTTGAGCGCATTAAAAATAATTCGCTTGCTTTTCTAACCGTGTCTTCGCTAAAAAAAATGTAAAATTCTTTGTCTTTTACACGTCGGTAAATTTGTTTATTTGGGATCAACGCCGCGCCCATTAAAATACGCTTTTTGTTGTCCACCTCTTTTAATTCTACTTCGTGTTTGTTTAACACTACAAATAATTCCTCAATCGCTGGACTTTCAACAACTGAAACGGCGTTTATTCCCATTTCTACTTTTGTTTCGTCTATTAATAGTTCTATTATTTCAAACTTTTTCATATCTTTTTAACTTATAAACTTGAATTCTGTTGCCTATTTCTGTCTAATGCCTGTTGGCTTGTTACTTGACCGCTAACCACGTAGGCTTGCGTTGGCTGTTGTTGTAATTGCGCTAATTGATTAATTCCGTTATTTCCAACCGTGTTAAATTGCGCGGTCATTGCTGCAGGCGCCGTTGGGCTTTCCCCTCCTCCTCCACCGTCTTCACCTTGAAATTTAGCTTTGGAAATCGCCGCAATTTGTAAACTTCCCATTGCTGCGGCTGCAATACCAAACGGAATACCCGTTGGAATACCACCACCATTACGAACTGAAGTAACTACATTTGAAGCCGTGTCGATTATTGTTTGAACTATACGTAATTTTTTGTCACGTTTAAACATTCGCTTTTTAATTTCCTCTTCAGCTTTTGAACCTTTTTCAACACCTTTTAACCTTTCATTATCCGAAGCGTTCATTAAACCATTTAAAGAATTATAAACGTCCGAAAATGTTTTAGCAATCTTTAACGCCATATCCGTTTTGGCTTGTATACGTGCTAAATCTTTTGCGTCTTCTGCTGCTTGATTTGATATTCTTAAATCTGCTGCGGCTTTATCTGCAGCCTTTTTTTCATCAGCGTATTTTTTATTTATTGCCGCTGAATCTTTGTTAAATTTATCAGTTAATTCCTTTTGTAAAATATCATTATTTACTGCTAATTCATATTCTTTGTCGTATGCAATTTGTAAATCTAAAAGTTCTTGCTCCTGTTGTGAATTTTTTATTTTTTGAAGCGCGTACCATTGTTCGTCCTGAAGTTTAATTTTGTCTTCTAATGCTTTTTTTTCTTTGTCCTTTTCTAAAAGTCTGTATTTTTCATTTATTAATGCTTCGTCCGATTTTTGCCCCGTTATTAAACCGTTCAATAATTTTTCTTTATCCTTTGCTAAAATTGTTTCGTCTTTTTCTGTTTCCTTTTTTTTACGTGCATATTGTAGCGCTAACGAATCTAATTCTTTTTGTTGTCCGTCTTTCATTAAACGAATCCGTTCTTCTTCTAAATCGAATGCAATATCTTTTATTTCTTTTGCCGCTCCGCTTGCGGTACTAACTGAACTTGCCGCCGCTTGTACATCTATTTGTTGTATTTGTAATTTATAACCAGCTTGCGTATTTTTTAATTCTAATAATTTATTTTCAGCTTCTTTTATTGCTGCATCTCCTTCAGTATTTATTGCATCTGGATTAAAAAATAAATTAGCAAAATCGCTTTCTTGTTTTGAAAATGCTAACGTTAAATTAAAATTTTCCCCCATTGCTTTGCCAACTGCATCTACTGTTTCAAGTAAAAATTTCAAAGGTTTATTAATAAAATTAATTATACCCATTAAAATATCTTTGTTTGCTTTTGAAGCTTCGTATTGTGCTTTTTTAGTAGCTTTTTGATTTGTTAAATTTGCTTCAGCTATTTTTATTGTCGTGTCTAATTCAGTTATTTTATACTGTAATATTTGCTTTTCTGTTTTCCCCTGAAGTTTTAAAATATTATCCTGTTTGTTTAAACTGTCTACTTTTCCTTCGGCTGCTTTTAAATTAGCTTCCGTTTTTTTATTTAATTTAGTTTGTTCATCTGAAACACCGCTAACGGCTTCTTTTATGTCGTCCCAATAAGCATACAAAGTACCAACCGCAACTAATAATAAACCAATACCAGTTGCTGCAATTGCGCCTTTAATACCTTTAAAAGCATTTACCGCAACCGTACCTAATTGTTTAAATGAATCCCTCGCTTCTCCTAATCCTTGCAAACCTTGAGATAAAGCCATCGCACTTTGTACTTTAAGCATAGTTTTTTGCACGGCTTCACCTTCAACCCCAACTAATCCTAACGCGCCCTCAAACGCTTGGAATCCATCTAAAACACCGCCAAAAGACTTTGTTAACGAATTAAATTTAGCATCTGGATTAAATGAATCTACTAAATCTTTACTAAACCCTATTTGGTCTTTTAATTCCGCCGCCGCCCTTGCGGCTTTTACCGCTTGTACTGAAGTCTCACCGTATTGCTGACTAACTTTCTGAAGTTCCTGAATCGCTTCTTTATATTGCGATTTTAAACTTTTGCTATTGTCTTGAATTTCTAATTCTATCGTCCTTTTTTCTGCCATTTGGATTTTCTTATTTCTTGTTTAAATATCTTTTTTACATTTCCCGTTAATTCGTGTTTTCCTTTTGCCACGTCAACAATTTTAGAAACTCCGTAAAAATCACCCGTCTTTAATAGTTCTAAAATTAATTCTATCATGCTTGTTGAATTATATATAAATAATTAATTAATGTATTTCCATCCCTGTTATTTATTGTTATGGTAATTGTTATTGTACGTTCTATTCCGGTCGTGTTTGCCGGTAAACATATCGTAACAAATCCACTTGTTGTTAACGGGTTTGGGCTCATTGTAACACCCGCTAAACTACTTGTTAAATCCGCAAATGAATTTCTTTGTATATTAATTAAATAATCGTAACACGCTGCTAACGAACTAACCGTATTTATTGAAGGCGGGTTAACCGGTCTAAAATCTAAATATAAACTGAAATCTACGTCCCCGGTTCTTAGGTTTGACTTCATTTCGTTTATTACATATCTTTTATCTCGAATAATTAACCGATCATTCAAGTTTAAATTTGTCAAAAGTGAAATTGGTAAATTTGTTTTTACGTGAATTAAACGGTTTTTAATATTGTATAAATTAGTCAAATATCCAAAATAGTATTCTGCAAATAAACTGTTTGAAATTGGAACGTTTAAAAGTGTGCTTTGATCCGCGCTAAAATTTAAAGAATGATTTACACCTTGTATTATTGCATCTTGTCCGAACGGCATATATTCAGTTACTGAAACGTGCGTAGTTCCATTCCAAAATTTAAACGCGCACGGCTTTTGATCGTACATATAAAGCAACGTTGGTTTTGGTACGTAGCTTTGGAATGTTTCGTTTAAATGGTAACCAACTTGTAATTCAGTACCCGTAAATTTCTGAAACATTAAATTTTCAAACGGTACCTCAACTGAATATTCGCCGCCATCGTAATCAAAACTTGAATTCGTATTACCGTAATCCCTGAAATATAAACTTTTAAAGTTTTTATTCATGAAACTCTCGCTTTCTAAATATTTAAAGGAAATCTTTTTATATAATTTTATGCGATCAACATCGATGGAATCAATATCAGTATATTTTGTAATATCTACTATCGCTCCCGAATTATACCATTCGTCCAACGGCTGTAAAGTAAAATTATTTACTGACGTTCCAAAACAAGTTAGGTTGAATTCTTTTATTATTCCTGAAACAAAATCAGCTACTTTAATTTCAGGTGCTAACGTGGCTAAATCTACGTTGCCCGAAAATGTTTCGTTTGGGGCGGTTGTTGTATAATCTTGAAACCCTGAAGTAACAACGCCTGCTAAATTAATACTATAATTTTGCCTATATGTTATGTTTGCATTGTAAGTAATATTTTCACTTGCTCGTATTTTTATTATTATCGTTGAATCTAATCCATCGACATTACCTTGCGTTAAAACCGTGTGGGTTGCATTGGCGTTTCCTAATCGAGTAACAGTATTTGAATAAGTACCGTTTATAAAAACATCTATGTACATTGTTACAGTCGCTGAACTAACCGCGCTAATATTTACTTTTGTAATATGCACCACGCTTTCAGGAATAACCGCAACCAACATTATACTTGTTGTAAACTTGTATCGTAAAGTATTATTTGTAGTGTTAAAATACAAAGCGGCGAATGCAGGCGAAAAAGTTAAAATATCAATTTGTATTGGTTCCGTTATAAATATTTTCCCTAATACGTTTTTCAATAGCAAAAAACATTTTATAAAACGTGGGTCAGTCATCCACGTGCCCGAAAATGTAATTCCGTATTTTGCTCCGATTGCTTGCATAATTCTTCGGACGCTTAACGCTGGAAATAATTCACTAAAAAAAATTGGGTGCGCGTTTTGAGTAATATCGTAAGTTCCTCCGCCCGTTCCATATTCCCATAAATTTTTCCAACTTATTAAAGGGTACCTAACATCGTAAAAAATTGAATCGTCCGTTATCCTGTTGTAAATTTCAGTTGCATTATATACATGCGAATAATTGTTTAATTCTTTTACGTCACTTATTTTATCTTCTCCAAATTTATCTTTTAGGCTTAACAAATCGCCGTAAAATGTTATTTGATAATTATCCGCAACTCCTTTTTTAACGTTTGATTTTTCCAAACTAATTTTTCCTGTTCGAAATGGCGTTAAATCTATTTCAATGTACGCGTTTCTTTTTATCGAATGGTCAACCGTTGAATCTACTTCTGAATTGTA